CCAGCAGTGCTGCCGGCGGCACGGTGCAGGCTGGCCCTGACCGTGCGTTTCATCAGTGGTGGCTTGAGTTCGGCACCAAGCAGCGAGTTATCGCCAAGCTCTCAAACAAGCCCTACCAGCGGAAGGCTCACCAAAGAACGATGAAGTCTGGCAAAGTGGCCAGCATCAAGGCTCACCAAGTCTCTGGGCAGAATGCCTACATCGCATCGTCATACAGCAAGTTGGGGCAGTTCAAGATGACGAAGACACCTCGCCCTCCACGCGGGGAGAGCGGTCATCGAGTGCAGACAGATCCTGCCTACCCGAAAGCGTTTTTCCAAAAGTCCAAGACGCCCATCGTCATTCCTGCCATGAATCCTGGCGGCAGCGGTGAGCCGCCGCTGCGAAAGACTTGGAACGAGTACCAGGGCAAGGTGGCTGAGCGGCTCACGTCTGAACTACGGATTTCTCTTGAGCGTGCCTTGGAGGCGCTCACGTACACCAGCACCGGCAGCGTGACTGGTGCCACCATCCAGGCTGGAGGCTAGCCGTGCTGAAGTCACCAGAGCAGGCAGCTGCTCGAGCACTCGTTGCAGATCCTGCCGTGGCCATGATCCTTGGCCAGCGTATCTGGCCCGTGATCGCACCGGCGTCTGCGTCCCTACCATTTGCCACATGGCGACGCACGGGCGTCAGCCGCTCGCAAGGGCTCTCAGGCCCGACAGGTGCCACGTCTGTTCAGTTGGCTGTGGACGTGTTCTCGACCACGTACGAAGAGGCCCGCGAGGCCGCCGACAGAATCCGTTCAGTTCTGGATGGATGGGGCGGGCAGGTGACAGACTACGTAAGCGTTCGAAACGTGAGCCTCGAAACCGAGTCTGACGGCTTCGTACAACTCGCTGGCGGTGACTTACCGCCCGTTTATCAGGTGACGCAATCTTTCTCAATCCTCTGGCAGGAGACTTAGCAGATGGCCTTTGAAACTCCGCATGATGGCTCGGGCACAGTCCTTACGTGGAAGAGCACGACGTACACCGTCACCAACGTCGTCGTCAGCATGACGGACCCGACTGCTACCGAGGACAAGATTTCCGTTTCGCACCTTGGCCAGACGGCTGGCGAGACTGCCAAGACGCTTGACCTGCCGCTGGCCGGCGCTGCCTCTGGCGACACCGGGCAGACCGTTCAGTTTGACTACATCGGCAAGACGATCATTGCTGACAAGGAAACTGGCACCCTGGCCATCACGGTTGGCGGTACGTCGCTTCTGAGCCGTGCTGGCACCGTCAACTCGTCCACGCTCACGCTGGCGACGCAGGACGCGATCCGAGGCCAGGCCACCATCCGTATTGCCCGTAGCTAGTCCGTGACGGAGGCCCGTCATGGCTGGCTACTCAGCGGGCGTTACGGCTACGTGGAACAGCGTGAACTTCGGTGAGGTTACGGAACTGACCGTAACTCACGGCGGCGCTCTTCCATTGGCTCGCGCCAGTACGTGGACGCTTGACATTGGCACTATAGAGATGAAGTGCCTAACCACGGCGAACATCTCCACGGCCAACTACGGCAAGCGCTCGCTAGTCACCATTGCTGGTGGCGGGCTCGCTTACTCGGGCAAGGCAGTGCTTGAGAAGTTCACCATGGCTGGCGTGGTCAATGACGTGACGCGGTACGCAGTCACGCTACGAGTCCAAGGCTAGGAGGAACCATGCTGAGCGTTTCAGAACTTGCTGCCCAGATTCTTGCGGCTGACGATCTGCCCGTTCTCAAAGTGACAGTGCGTGAGTGGAAAGGCGGTGACGGCAAGCCGCTTGTGCTTGGCGTGCGAGTCATGACCGTGGAAGAGCGGGACAGCTACGAGAAGGAGTGGGTGGGCAAGAAGGAGACGGGTATCGACAACTTCAGAACGAAGTATCTGGCCCGCTGCCTGTGCCATCCCGAGAGTGGCGAGCGTCTCTTTGACGAGGCTGGCATTGAGCAGCTGGCGAAGAAGTCAGCGGCCATCGTGTCCAAGCTCTTCGAGAAGGCGCTCAAGCACAACAACATGACCGAGACTGACGTGGAGGAACTCGCAAAAAACTAAGCGTCCGCCCGACGAGGCGTTTCCTGTTTCGTCTGGCGGGGCACTTGGGAATGACGGTGAGGGAACTGTCTCGCCGCATGGATTCGCAGGAGCTTACGGAGTGGATTGCGTTTACCCGCCACTTCCACGCTCTTCCTGATCCATGGCGGCAGACGGGCCTGCTGACGAGTGCCGTGCTCGCACCGTACTCCCAGCAAGGCAAGGCACCGAAAGCGGACGACTTCAACCCGATTGAGAAACCACCCCAGCACGCAGACGAGATGAAGCGGGAGCTGCAAAAGCTCCTAGCGTTCCCCGAGTAAGCCATGGCCACCATCCTCTCACTCGCGCTGAAGGTAAACGCCGACGCCTCTGGCGTGGTGAAAAACCTGACGCCGGCTGAGCGGGCGCTTGAGAATCTGGCCAAGCAGGCGAGCAAGGCCACGTCTGCGTTTGACGTGCTGGCGAAAGACAGCCAATCGGCAGCAGATGCTCAGGCCGTTCTAAATCAAAAGTTTACGGATTTAGCGGAACAGCTTAAGGGCGGGTTAAGCGCTCAGCAGTATGCGGACCAGTTTGCTGCTTTACGGGAAGAAGTAAAAAACACGGCCGACGCATACGCCCGCGCCGCTGAGATAACGAAGAAATACACGAGCGCCGAGCAGCAGCGTCAAGACTCTGTCGCAGAGCTTGAAAGGCTTTTGCTACTTGGTGCAATCTCTGAAGAGACTTATGGCAGGGCTGTTTACGAAGGCAGTGAGGCGCAGGCGAAGGCTATTGCGGCTGAGCGAGAACGCCTTGAAGTGCTCGGGCAAGGGCAAAGGCTTGCCGAGCAGTTTGCGACTACAGAAGAACGCAGGGCGCAGCAGCTGGCGGACGTAGACAGACTGCTTAAGGCCGGCGCAATTTCTGAGGAAACCGCTGCTCGCGCGCGAGCAGAGTTCAGCGGACAGAATGCAGCGGCCATTCAAGCCGAAAAGGATTTGGCCGCCGCTGCAGAAGAGTCTGCAAAAAGAAGGACAGCGGCAGAAAAAGAAGCCTCTGACTTCATTGATAAAGTCAGGGGAGACATAGAAAAGGCTTCAGCTTTAGAGATTGCTGAGGCCGAAAAGATTCGTGCCCAGGCAGTCGCCGCAGCAGGAAGGATCATTGAAGCAAACCTGACTCCGCAGGAACGGTACGACCGGCAAATGCAGGAGCTAAATACGCACCTGCAAGAAGGACGCCTCAGCCAAGACCAGTTCAACCGTGCTGCGGCTCGCGCCGAGCAAGACCTAAACGGGGTAGCAAAGGAAGCAACGGTCGCTGACGATAGGATTGATAATCTCAATAAAAACGTCAGCCTGCTTGCAAAGATCGAAATCGGAAGACTCATTGTTGACGGACTGCAGGCTCTTGGCTCCGTGTTCACTCGCGTGACATCTGAGGTCACGTCGCTCGTCTCAAGCGTCAACACGTCTGTCGATACGCTTAACGACTTCTCGGCCCGTACTGGCATCGGCGTTGAGGCGTTGCAGGGCTACTCGTTCGCGGCCAAGCTGGCCGGCGTGGATACCGAGCAATTTCTTGGGGCAGTTCAAAAACTGTCCGTGAGCATTGGAAAGGCTTCGCCTGGCGATGCACTAGACAAGTCATTGCGCGGAATCAACCTATCTCTAGAACAGCTTCGCGGGCTATCTCCAGAAGACCAGTTCTCGGCAATCGGTTCAGCCATTTCTGAACTGCCAACTGCCTCTGATCGCGCAGCCGCTGCGGTTGAACTTTTTGGCGAAAAAGGTGCCGCTCTGGCACCATTGTTCCGCGAAGGAATAACAAGCCTTAAAGAGCTAGAGGCAGAAGGCGAAAAACTTGGGGCTATCGTGAGTGATGTTCAGGTCGGCAATGTCGCTGACATGAACGACGCATTCGATAAGGTGCGAGCCACCGTCCAGGGAATCGTTGGCCAAGTCATTGGCAACCTTGCTCCTGCCGTCACGGATGTAACAAATCAGTTCCTCGAGTTCGTCAAGACTTTTGAGGGAACTGGCACGCAGGGCACCGGCGGAAACGCAATTGCCAACGCCATCACTGATGTGCTGCTGCAGGGTGCTGAGTACTTCGCAGAAATCTTCGATAAGTTCGTTGCGAACTTTGGAAGCCTTGGCGAGACGTTTTCTTTTGCCGCAGACGTTTTTGATGTAACGAGCAAGATTCTGCTCGCAGCATCCGAAGGCATCCGGGCTGCGTTCAATGCCATTCAGACCGGCATTGACGTGCTGCTGCTGGGTTTCGGGAAGATCATTGAGGCTCTCGGCAGTTACGTCAGCGACGATCTTGAGCAGTTCGGCGCAGGGCTGGCAGCAGCGTCGCAGGAGTCGGCAGATAGAAACGCCCGCGAGATGGCGGCCGCAGCGGCAAACGCGGCAAACACGTTCAACAGCATCTTCGCCGGCGGCGACGGCAACGCACAGCAGGCAGGACAGGGCGCGGCATCGCAGTACCTCAGCGGCCTGCGTTCTGAAATTGAGAACGCGCGACTCCCAGAAGTCAAAGTGCAGGCCGATCTTGGCGATGCGGGAGAGCGTCTTGAAGCCTACTTCAAGACGGCCGAAGACGGTGGCTCAAAGCTCTTTCAGCAGTCTGCTGATACCGTCGCGCAATTCCAAAAAATGGCGGACGAGGGCGGGCTTACTGCCGATCAGATCCAGATCATGAACGGCTTCATGGATGACCTAAACGGCAAACTGGACAAGGAAAATGAATCGCGCCAGCAGGCCACAGAAAACGCTACAAAGCAGGCGGAGGCTGATGCGGCAAGAGTCAAAGAGCTAATGAAGCCGTCTGATCAATCTGCAAAGCTTGAGGCAGACATTGCATCTGTCGCCAGAGAGCAGTTAAAAACACAGAAAGAACTTGCCGCCGCAAGAGAACGATCCGCTACAGAGGATTCAAACGCTGCAGCAGCACGGCTTGCCCAACTTGACCAACTGCGATCAAAGCTTGAAGACCAGCAGACAGCAATTGATCAAGGCTTCTCCGATGGCTTCTCTGCCGCTTTCAGCAAAACGGCCGAAAGCATTTCCGGCCTAGTTGATAAGGCTGGCGAGTTTGGCAACGCCGGTGCCGAAGCGGCGATGAAGTTGCAGGAAGGCGTGGCCCTGGCTCAAGAGCAAGCCAGGGACGGCATCATTCTTTCGAGCGACGTGTACGAAAAGGAGATCAGCAGACAGCGAAGTATCTTTGAGGAGCGGCTGGCTCAGATTGAGCAACTGAAGCGGGCAGAGCAGGAAGCAAAGACCGCGGCGTTTCAGCTAGAGGTTGACGCGAACCAGCGTGTAAATGAATTCATTGCCCAAAGAACGCAGGCGGAAGTTGCCGGCGCTGAGCAAGCAGCTGCACGCCGCCAGCAGGCCGCATTCAATATTGAAGCGATTGAGCAGCGGATTGCTCTTGAGCGGCAATCGCTTGAGGCTGCCCGTGAACAGAACGATATGAACTCCGCTCGGGCTGCCGTGCAGCGGATTGACTTGCTAAAGGATGCTCTGGCTGTTGAGCAAGACATTTCAAACGGACGAGAGAAGCAGCTGCAGACTCAGCAGCAACTCATTGAGAGCCAGCAGCAGTACGAAAATCAGCAGCAGGCCGCAGTCCAGGCGTACCAGCAACAGCAGCAGCAGGCCCAGCAGCAGTACGCCCAGGAGCAGGCCCGCATCTTTGAGGAGCAGCGTAAGGCCGCCGAGGCCGAAGCGAAGCGGCAGGAAGAACGACTCCGCAAGCTCAACACGCTTGGACAACAGTCGATCAACGTGGCCGACGTGCGAAGCGTTGAGGGGGCAAACCTAGTGCTGCAGACGGCGGCTCAGGCCCAAGACCCCGCACTGATTCAGGCAAGGCTTCAGACAAAGCTTCTTGAGCGGGTAGCACTTGGCATCGGCCAAGCGGCGAGCAACTACTTTAACCAGCCCGTCGCAATCGTCGGTGCTGCAAGGCTTAACTGATGGGCGTTGCGTCATACCACGAGCTTGCTAGCACTTTTGAGAACGAGCTAGGTGGCTCCCCGAAGGCCGTCCGCACCTGGGCTGTGACGCTGACTGATGACACGCTGCAAAACAACCCAACCACGCACAGCGATGTAATTAATGCGCTGAGCATAAACAACTACGGAACTCAGTACCCTCATCTCGCCAACCCATACTTCGGCCTTCGCAAGGTAACCGTCACTGAACGCTACTCAGATTCGCCGTACCACGTTCTTGCTGTGGCTGAGTATGGCGTGGTTTCCGCCAACGAACTGCTATCCCCAACGTCCCGCGCTGCGGAGTGGAGCTTTGAGTCAAAGCCAAGCCAGGTGGCGGCGCTCTACTACTGGGAGGGCACGACTCGACGCCCGCTGACAAACTCTGCGTTTGACTACTACGAGGGGCTGCAAACTGAAGAGCTTATTGTGGTGGCAAAGGTTTCAAAGAACTACTCAGACTTTGATGCCGATAACGGGCCGGTTCATCTAATCAACGCAACCAACAAACTGAACTCTGGCAACTACCTCGCAGCTGCAGGCACAAGCAACGTCCACTGCTGGAAGGTGGCTGGCGTCTCTACTGAGTACGTCACCGAAATTTACAACAACGTATCTCACCAGTATTGGCGAACTACGTCAGAGCTTCAGTATCGCCAAAGCACATGGAACTTGTTTCTGCCAGATGTTGGATGGAACTTCATAGACGCTGAAAGTGGACAGAAGCGACGCGCGATGGTTTTTGATTTCCAGAATGGCG